TAGCACGACGTTTTAGTAAATCAGCCTCGATTTGCTTACTGTTACGGCGCTTACGGTCAGTTTTTGGTTTACGTTTTGGAGCCATAGCTAAAACTTCGTCTTTAATCTCATCAATTGTACGTTGCTCAGGTTTCGTACCGTTAACTAAAGATGATTCCTCAGACGTAGAAAACTGAACAAACTCTTGATTGAACACAACTAAGGTTTTTCCTCCGCGACCGGACTTAGATACGACATCGCATACACCCATCTCTTTAAGTTTGTTTAACTGTGTACTTACAGTACTAACAGACTTTCCAACAAGTTTACTCATCTCAGTTTTAGTCATTAGTACAGTTTTATCAATTGTTGTTTTAGCAATCTCAGTTAACTCAACCAGTAACTGGTGACAGCTAACACCACCGTTTTTAAAGAACGATGTGTTAATATAGATACCTTGATTCATAGTAATTTCCATGTTCTCTTCTCCTTATTATTTAGTTATACACCCTAGATAGTTCTATAGCATAGACATTATAACACATTATACAGTTTATGTCAAGATGTTTTGTGAATTGTCTGTAAAAGGACGTATTTAGTTTGTATAACTATTATAACACAAGATTAAAACTCAAGGTTTTCCTCGTCCATAAATTTCTTGTCAAAGTAGAATTTACCCATAAGCTTGTCCACTACACCATGGAAGTAAGCAAATATAGACTTTTTGAATCGTGTACCTGATTTGATTTTCATTACTAACTCTTTAAGCGCGATATAACCAATGTGTGCTTCCTGCTCTTTAGTGAATGCTGCTGTTGTATTGTTTTGTAATACTACTCTCCACAGCTCTTCGATTATCTTTGCTTTATCGAAATAAGAGTTTGCTAGTTTAGTGAAACGTGGATTCACCCAGTGAGCTACAAATTCTGCTCTCTTTAAGTTGTTTAATCTATCTTCAGTAGAGATATTATTATTACGTTGTTTATATGTTTTAAATGTATTTGTTTTAAGGTCTGGTGTAGTTGTTTTCTTAGTTGGACATTTATCTGCTATTTTTGCAGGTTCCTTGTTGGACTCTTCCTCTTTTACGATTGGTAGAATAGTAACGATATTTGATGTCTGTCTCATATCTGAAGGACGTTTCATGTCGTACTCTTTTACCATACCTAAATCACGAAGACGAATAATCAATCGTTGAATTGTCTTATAACTAACTCCTAAAATTTTAGACATAGAACGTTTCGTTAAAAAGCTCACACCAAAGTACGTACAACTGTACTCTTTAATAACCATGATAAGTTTAGATAAGTTTTGTTTTACATCTCCACGGATATCTAACTTTTTTATTTCGTCACGATAAACACGAACTACTTTGTTCATTTCTTCTACATCTTCAAATGTTACTAAACTCTTATATGTTTCCTCACATGCCACTAACTCGATGTTTGTTTTAGCCATTTGTAACTACCTCCTGTTGTTTTTAATATATTACGAAGTATATAATAGAAAAAGAGAAATAGCAACAACTATTTCTCTTAGTAGGACAATTACTTTTAAATTTTAACCAATTTTACATCAAATTTCTCTTCTTTGTAGAGTCGTAAACGCTCTTTACTGTGGGATTTTAGTATCTTATGCGTCATATCGATAAAGTCGAAAATGACAGTTTGGTTCCCGTCCACTCCGTTAAGACGAAGTCCACGACCGATACGTTGTAAAATCTGTCTCATGGATTTACCACCATTTAACAACACCATACAACCAATTGAGTTGATTGAGATACCTTCGTCAATAATAGTTGATGCAACTAGGAAATGCAATTCGTTGTTATCGAATCTAGTTAATAAGTCGGTACGTTCTTCCAGTGTAAGTTCCCCGTGAAGGAATCCAACTTCGTAACCTTTTTCTTGCAACATTGCGACAGCTCTGTTACCATGTTCAATATGAGTAACCGTTAGAACAACTCCGGCTTTCTTTGCCTCATAGAAGGTTGCAGCCATCTTTACACCTAAAGCAGTACGGTAGTCATTTTCGGCGATACCAACTTTATAGGCTTCTAGGTAGTTTTCTGCTAACTGGATATTCTTCGGTTCCTTAACTTCTAACACTCGTATTCTAGGTTTAGAAGATATCCCGCGTTTAATCATCTCATCATTCGATACTTTTGCGATAATGTTACCAAACAATGCTTGCAATCTATGATACATAATCGCATCTCGTTTATCAACCGTACCTGTAAGACCAATACGGTACTGTGCGTTTTCCATAGCTAGTACGTTATTGTACCAAGTGTCACCTTTTGCACGTTGGCACTCATCGGCAATTAGTACACGAACAGAATTGACAAAATCGTTAGCTTGTTTCCATTTGTCAAAGTTTTTCTTATTCTTCTTTTCTAATACCTTTTCAAACTTAACCTTGAATCCCATAAGTTCCATCTGCACTTTAGCTTGTGAGTACGTATTATCGTAAGCTAGTACTGTAAGTGCTTCTTCAATTTCCAAGTCGTTCTTCGTCTTAGGTTTCCAGTTCTTTAGAAAGTTTTTAATAAGAGTTTTTGTATTGACTGTTCCTATAAATCTAGGGGCAATGTCCTCGCTCATCTTCTTAAACATTCGCTCCTTAGCTGTTAACGAAACACCTTTCTTCGGGTCCGATAATGCAGATGCAAGTGATGGGCTCATTGCAAATACTAGTTTCTTGTTCTTAACATCAAACTTACCCTCACCGATTAAACCTGTTTCTTTAATATCAATACCGAGACCTTCACAAATGGATTCACGTGCTTGCTGTAAGATGTCTTTTGAATGAACCATAAAGCATATTCTTTCGTCTCTGTCAAGTAGTGGTTGAAGTATCTTGATTAACCCTGTTGCTTGGAACGTTTTACCTGCGTTTGTAGCTAGGTTGACAATTCCAGTTTGTTCTGCTAAAGACTGCTTAACCGATGCATATTGATAGTCATGTAGTGTAAGTACTTCACCTTTCTTCATGACTGTAATCTTATCATCAATTGAATCTTGATGAATCAACGGGGATGGTCTATCATCTTCAATTGTGTATGTCAACATTTTTATATATGTTTGCATATGACGAATGCCTTCTAAAAATTTATCAAGGAATCCTGTAGGGAATTTATCATTCTTCATATCGTAGTAATCTGTAATTCCGTCCCAGTGTCCTAACTTATATACTCGTGAGTGAATTGCGTTCGGGTCTTTTAATCCAAGTTGGTGATGCATGTAGTCTCGTACTTCATCTTGTAATTTTACGTTATTCTGGAAGTCTACTGTTGTGTAGCTATTACCTACTTTAATTATCATGTAACTCTCTCCTCTTCTTTTGTATAAGTTAAGTATATCAGAGTTGAAAATTATAAATAAAAAAGAGTCCACTAAGTAGTAGACTCTTTCATCTTTTTCATCATCTCTTCTAGCTCTTTTTTCATCTTAGCAACATCTTCCAAGTCCTGTTTAAGTTTAATTGAGTTCCGTAAATCTTGGTTTTGCTGTTCGATTTGTCTTTCCATCTCAGCGGTTGGTACAAAGACCAACGCGCCAGATGAAGCTCTATATTCTGCCATACTTTCACTCCTATGCTCTAATTCTCGTAACTACTGCTGCTGTTAACTTCTTGACACGAGGTCTAACTAGTCTACTAGGTGCGGTTAATTCTAATTTGTAACGAATAGACGTGTATGTCTTTTTATCTGTTTCTTTTTTTCCATCTAAATCTGTGTCAAGATTAACCGTATAAATGAATCTGTTAAACTCTTGATTATCTGGTTCCACTTTAACAAACTTATCAGGTATTTGAATCCATTTGAATGAACCATCGGAGTTTAACGCGTTATCTAGTTGGACATATGGAACTACTTTTGTATTAGACGGAAGACTAGCACTGTATGATAAAGTTAAAGTGTCAAAAGGTGCATCAGGTTGCTCTGTGTTAAGTGAGGTGTATGTTGCCTTCTGCTTACTCACAAAGTTAACAAATAATAAATCATCCATAGACAGCATCGGTGATATATACCTGTTTGTCTTAAATGTTGCACGTAATTTAGCCTCTTTAACTAAGAATGGTGTTGGTTGGCTAGCATAGTTTGCAAGAGGCAACCATGCCATACTACCTATTGTTCCTGAACTGTTAGATGGGAGCACTTTCACTTCCCATTTACAACCTGTATTATCAGGAGTCAGATATGAAGCCATTAGTAATAATCCATTTGAGTCAATATTCCTCATCGTATCAAACTCAATAGTAGGTTGCTTGTCTAAGTTAAAATCAGCAGAGTACACTTTAAACTTCAAGTCTGTCGATTGGTGTGTTGACCATGATACTGCATTTGATGAACTGAACAAGATACCATTCACGTATGGTTGAGATGTAACAATGGAACCATCGAGAATGTTAGACTCACCCATGGTTGCTGTCCACATAGTATACTTTGCACTGTCTGTAATGAATACAACGCAATAACTAACACCCGCCTCTACCATTAACGGGTCGTCAAGTGCAATTTTTGTTTCTGCAAGACCATTAGATGATATGTTAATCTCATTTGGTTTTAAAACACGTTCCGCATATACTGTTCGGTTTGGGTTACCTCCATCAGAGATACCACGAATTTGCATGATTATCGGAAGTTTCTCATCTTTTGAAGCGAAGTAAACACCTACAGACGAAACAACACGAGCCGCAGGGAATACGAACGATTGTGCTAATGGGTCATATAGCTGGAATGTCACGTGAGTACGTGTAATTGTATCAGTTGTAATCTTAGCTGTACCCTGTGCTGAGAATGTAGTGATTGCTCGACCATCACCGATTGGTTTGTTCGGGTCGCCTTTCGCATTCGTGATTACTACTTCACGAGTACCTGTACGAATGTTCTGCGGAATCTTAAATGTTCCACTTATGACACCATCTTTATCGGCTTTAGCTGTACCTGCCATTGAACTCTCATGACCTGTATCAGGTGTGACAGCTGTCCTAACACCATCAAATAATATATAATAATCAGAGGTTAATGGAGCAAAACCATCAGCTCTAAACTTAATATCAATAGGGCGCATGTATTCAATCATTTCACTTCGTGTTGTTTGAGCGGAGCTCCACATCTCACCTTCAGCTCTATCTGTCTTAGCCCATCCGAGTGAAGCTTCATTCCATTGAGCTCCACCTAGTAGGTTTGTATTATCGACTAACCACTGGTTGTAATCGTTAAGTTGACCGAACTCGGCGTCACCTACGTGCGCCCACCATCTGTTAATTCTAGTTGTAGTAAATTCTTCATTATACAGTGTAACCCGAGATTCGTCAATCCAGTTATCGGCAGACGGTGTTAAAGCGATTGTCCCGTTAGCTTGGAAAACTTGATACGGGTTTACGTTCATAGGGCTAGTTGCGATATTCTGTACAATCTCAGCAGTCTCTTTAAATGGGGCAGTAATAATTCGCCCATTTACGCCCCATGCCTTGGCATACGACTCATTTTCTAAAAAACTAGGTCTAATCTTCTTATCATCAGGTGTTTCTGTAGGAATAGTTATATGTGCGTCATCAAAACTAAATGACACGTCTGTCAGGTCCTTATCAATACGTGAGAAGTCTGTAAATGGGTCAACAAATATACCACGAAGTCTTAAAGGTTCTTGACCTTTTTGTGCTACACGCTCAAGCGCAAGTACTGCTTGGTTTGCTTCAACTTGTTCAAGACGAGCCTTCATTACCTGTAGGTCTTCAAAACGTAATCTAGTAACCGCAGTATTCTTAACAACTGCTTTCTCCGAATCAGGGAATATATGAATGTTACCTAATTTAAGAGATAATGGGTCAATATTACGTGGAATGGTTGCTTGCCCTTCTTCGGCTGGCTCACCTTCATGAATATGAATGTTACCTTTGGAATCAAGCGTCACAATATCTTCTCGAGACAGTGTTATTTCGAAGTCAACTCTAGTAATAGCATTAGGTATTGGTTGCTCTTTAACAAATGTAATGGTTGTCTCCCCGCCAATTCCGTTAGCGTTTGCTTTATACGATTTTGTGTAATCGGTTTTCTCTGTAAGAATCTTATCGTATTTGAAGCTGGCAGTGTACGCTTTACCTGCTGCTGGTCGTTTTGCATCAGCAATTACTTTCCCGTCTACTGTTTCACCATTCACTACCCAATGAATATAGGATACTCCACCTCTGGTAACAAAATAGTAATCTTGTTTATATTTGTATGTGTACTCATTTGTCTTTACGATTGAATCTTCACCTTGAATATTAGTATATTGAGTAGGTAGGGCGTCGTCATCCCCTGTACCTGCTCTAGTCATTGCTTGGGTTGGGCTTTGATACTGCGATGAAACAAAATTAATCTTATTGACAAATAAACTATTTAGTGTTATTGGTTTATTTTGTTGTGTTGTATAAGTAGAATTTGTGATTGCTGTTGTTCTTCGTTCTTTTGGTATTTGAATGAGTGTCGTAGATGGTTTTTCTACGCGCCAACCGTTAACGTGTGCAACACCTTTATCTACAACTAGTGTAATATAATTACGGTCCTTATTAGCAGGTTCTTCTTTGATGTACATTTCAAATCCTGTTATTTGGTACGAACCTAAGGTCTCACTATCAAAAGTAGCAATTGCCTTATTTACTAAATCCGAATCAGGAGTAACTGATTTTGTGAATAATTTACCATCATCAAATGTATAAATTGTAGTAGCATCTGGGTCATTATATGTGAGCTCTACTTTCTCTTCTAATCTATCTGCTCCTTCAGATAAATAGTTCTCTACGTCTTGTGTTTGGTCCAATAGTGTTTGGTCATCAGCAGCAGTAATAATATTTGTTTTTAGTTTTACACCAATCTCTTCATGACCTTTACCTGTGAAAGATGTCAGTTCTTGTTCTTCAAATGTTCTGATTTTACCTGCTAAATATAATTTCCCTTTTCTTACTCGAATACCTGCGATAGGTGATGATGTGTCTTGCGGACTTTGATATAGAAATTGGAAGTTCATATCGTCTTGGATAGAGCCGTCTTTAAAAATGCTATCTCCAAGTGTGCCTAGGTAATGGCTCTGGATTGATTGTAGTTCGTTTAATTCTGATTGCTGTAATGCTCTATCCCCTTGGAACAGGACTTTAGTCCTGTTCTGTACGGGGTTAAATCTATCATAATAAGGTTTGTCTTTAAAAACATCTTGTGCCATATATTTATCTCCAATCTGTTTATGATTTACTGTACATGAACAATCTTAATCATAGATTCATGAACAATGTCTAATTCATCGATTCTTTGTTGAAGGTTATTACCTTCAATATAGGGGATGTCCTTACCTTTGTTATGAAGCATAACATTTTTAAAGTTTAGTATCTTACCTACACTGTCAGCGCCTACCCTAAAACTAATACGAACCATTGTCTCGATACAATTGTCCGGTACAGTGTCTACAAACTCATAACGAGTTCGTTTTTCAGTCAATTCGAAATTCTGTTGTCGTTGTACCCACTTACCATTAACCTTAAAGAATAGTTTAAGAGCTGCTTTCGCTCCGTTAGGTGACCACATATCTACAGATAATCTGACTTCATCTCCCGATTTAAAATCGTTATTACTACCTAAATACGAACCGAATTGGATAAACGGGTCTGTCATTTCTTGACAAAGTAACTCTGCGTAACCGTCTTTTTGAGAATAGGTTACTTGACTTAGTCGAGAACCTTTATCGATATTAGATAGAGTGAAAGTTTCGTCTTGACTATACGGTACGTAATTATCTGCATTACTACGAATAATCCGATTATAGTTTGCGGATTCTAGATATTCAGCTATGCGTGTTACTCCAGATGTTGGTATTACTTCAGATGTTGTGTGTGTATCTTGATGTGTTTTATTAGGGTCTGTTAACCTCACATTCTCTCGAAGGTATACACCACTGTAACCTACATTGTCTAACATTCCACCTTTAATATTAGCAGATAAGTAAACGTGTTCTACACCTTCAGCTCTCACTTGGTCAAATGGAATCATATACCAATCTTTACCTGCAAATTTAAGGATAGGTCGTTCTTTAGGTGCGTTAGGGTCTACTTCAATAACAGGTATAAGCTTCTCTAATCTCTTATAACCTATTATATCATTATCCACTAAAGCAAAGTATGTGCGGTCCTTATTCTTTAATAAGCTCTTCATGAAGTTCTGGATATCATAAATGTTAGTGTCTTCTCCTCTGTCTTCTGGTGCTGGTGACCACGGTATATCTACATTATCACCAATGTATACAGATGGTCGGGATACGCGTAAGTGGTCTCCGAAGGCTTGGATGTATATACCTGCATTAATCTTTTTGTAATTCGAACTTGTTAATGTGTATGTGGTACTTAAACGCTGCTTTACATTATTGTTATTCGACACACGTACCCAAGAACCCATGTATCTTATAGACTCTCCGTCTGGTTGATAATTTAACTCTGTTCCGAGTCTACTGCTACCGTTTGTAAGATTGATGTTAACTCCATTCTCTACTTCTATATCTACAGATATTGTTATAGGGTAACCTACAAACTCTTTTAAATCTTCAGAAATAGAATAGGTTGCAGAAAGATTACCGGAGTTAGGCGCGAATAAATATTCTTCTGGTGCCTGTTCGTAAGGTCTATTAGGATTATCTGTAGGTATCTTTATTAACATATAGTTAGCAAACTCAAATTTACCACCAGCAGGTAAATCCGCTACTTCAAATCGAGCAGCAGAGCTGTAAGCTAACATTGTTGGTGTTACTGTTGTTTCCATGTATACCCTTGACCAGTCCTTTGTTATGTTACCTGCAATTACCCCGTTGTTTGCTGCACCTGTCCAGTAGAAGGTTATCTCTCTTGTAGCGTTAGCGGAAAGCTCAGGTATTCGTGCGTCTACACTAAGTACCACCTTATCTCCTACTTTTATTACATCTCTGTCCTTTAACGTCCATGTTTTATACCGCAATGAACCCCAATTAGCGGTTGTGTATGCTATATTTCCCTCGTTATAGGTTCTATCAGTAATAATACACTGATTATTGTGCCAAACATTCGCGCCCTTATCAGTCTCAGTTGTACCGTACGCTTTACCCCAATCTTTTGTCCATAGTAGTAGGTTTCTAACAGAACCTAATGGTAGTGTACTAGGGTCAGGTAATGATAATCCTAATCTAAGCTCACTATAGTTTAAATCGATATAACACTCAGTTGCACCTTCTTCATAGACTCGACCTCTTAATGCGAAGTACATATAACCGTCTGGGGAGATGTAGTCTTTCTGTTCGCTTCTCGATATCGTAATTGGCTTGTTGTACGTATCGAAACCTTCGTTAGGGGAGTCCGACATGACTCTCATTTTGACCCATTGCTTAGTACTATTGTTATATCTAGCAGTTTCAAACCCTGTAGTTCGTTTTCCATTAATTACTTGTAAACCTCTAGCTTTAATAGTTAACCCTATGTCTGATACTAGGTTTCTCGCTATCTGAATTCTCCCATATTGGTCTTCTACGCCCCTAAATACATGCTCCCCAATACTTTCGGCAATAACATCAGGAATATAGTATGCGATTAGGAACTGTGGTGGCGTTCTCGGATTACTATTTTTATCAGCATTGAGTCGGACATATTTCTTATCATCTGTGCTGCTAAAATTGTCATATTCATCTGTCGGTAATGGAGTCCAGTTAGAGATTACAGGTTCTGGGTAAGTAGCTGAACTTGTGTGCGTTAGTATTGTTGTCCCGCGTTTAAACTCTATTTTAGGAACAAAAGAATCTACGGATAGTTGCGTAAGTGTTGAACCTCCTTGAGTATTTGTGGAACCTGTAATTGCGATATATACATAACCATCTGGGCAAATAAAGTTAGATAAGTCATCTGTCGTTACTGTAATTGCATTTTGCAGCTCTTCCGCTGTTTTAGATACTCTGATAGCATTATTCGTATCCCATATTCTTTTCTCAGCGTGCCACTTAAGAACAGAATAGTATGCTAGTTGCGCTTTATCTTGACCTTCTGTTGGTGACTCTACTAAAGATGACTTAACCTTTATGTCAATTCTGACATTTCGCATCATAGAACGAACGTACTCAATTTTATCTGGTACTGAAGGTGTGTTAGCAAAGAAATTCTTACCGAACCTATCCTCAAAAGCTTTAAACAAGTCAAATTGCATTACTTGCGATGGAGCAAAACCCTTAAGTTGGTACGCAGTTGAGTCCACTGTTTTACCATCATTAGATGTATATCTATCAATAACATCTTGAGAATATGCTAAGTAAACGTTACCTCTACCGTAATCTCCAACAACCAATTTGAAATTTGTTACAATTAATGTTCCGTCTAAGTTATCGCATCTCATATTTATCTTAGTCATTCTAACAGGTTGCATAGCAAAATTAGGGGTTGTTATGACACTTCCTTTGAGATGGTCGTTATCAATTTTATGTGAATAAAAAGCAGGATAAGGGTTAGCCCCTTGTATTCTTAAAGTTCCGTTTACGGTTGCTCCAGCTGTTTTTGGTATAAACTCATAATCGTAGTAAATTGTTATACGATTACCTTCTACACCACTAGAGTCACCAAACTTAAATGCCCCAATATCTGTAGTTTGATTTTCGCCTCCTGTAGGAACATACTTAATCATATTTGGATTATTTAGAACATTTATTCCGCCTATTTTACCATCTTGTGGTACACCACCTAAAGGTGTTTTTATAGGATTAGCGGGAGTATTGCTGATAACAGGAGACTCTAACGAGTTAGGCATCTCGTTAAATACATCAAAGATAACACCTCTAAATTCTACTGTCCCAGTAAATCCTCTAGCTCCAGTGTACACGACTACCTCTTTAACCTCTTTATTTGGGTCTAGTTGGTAATCTCGATAAACATAGGTATTAGAATAGTTAAAGTTAGGGAGTTTACTAATTACACCTACAGGTGTAGTATTATCGCGTACATTCACCCAAACTGACGTTCCATCTTCATACGTTATTTTTGTTTCAACACCTACGTAATACTGCCTATTTGGAGGAATCGTATTCGGTACTACTGCCGTTACATTTTTAACCAAGTTAAAACCAATTCGAATCATTCGCTTTCCGATATTTTTTGCTGCGTCAGGGTCCATAGTTAAAAATGTACTTTGTGTTTTATCAGGGTCGCCTGTATTATTATATATTACGGTCCTACTAGTAGATTCATAAGTAAGTACCGTACTCCTTACACTAGTCGTTGCTCGAGCATCAAACGCAGTTCTAGGCTTGATTTCTGATGTTTTTTCTGCGTACGTCGGTATTTTACCTGTTCCTGCGGGTTTCCATGCTTCTAACGAAATATCAGAACCTACTGCAAAGTTTCTATCCTTAAGAATCTTAAGCTCTTGAATGGTGTAGCTTTTGTTATTTCGGTTAGGTAATCGTGTTAACTTAGCGGTAACACCTGCTGCTTTGAATTTACGAATCTCATCAATAATTTCTACTGGAACGTGTTTAGTAAATCTTATG